AGCCTAGCATATTCATTTTCAGCATCTTGGATTTCTTCTGGAGATAGTTTTTTACGATTATTTTTACGTAACAGGTCGCTTTGTACCTTACGTAGATGATGAAAATGTGCCAAACGACTTCTTTCTGTTACAGGGATTTCTCTCCAAGCTTTTTGGATCTTTATTCCTTCTTCAGTTATATGCATAGCATCTTGAACAGAACGTTGGAAATCTTCTGCTAATTCTGCTATAGTACCAATTTTACTAACTCTATTTGCATTTGCTTTTAGCTCGCTATTTGTAGAAGGTCGTCTTCTAGTTCTCTTTCCTGTGATATCATATTTATTACCTTTAACCTTAGCTTGACTTGGCTGAAGCCCTGCTGCTTTAGCAAAATTATGCAATTCAGTATGAGGAATTCTTTCGATCATCATAATTGCTGATAATCTGTCTCCAGCTCCTACGCCTTGATCTAAAGCGTATCTGTGCATAGCTATGATATCTTCTACAGTAGCTTTATTAGTCCTTACTAATTCCCATGCTCTCTGAAAATAAGGAGTTGAAACTGCTTTTTGAAATTTATGATGCCATTGTAATGTAGGCTGATCAACACCTTTTAAAAGCTGTTCATATTCTTTATAAATTTCTCTAGCTTTAGTTCCTAGATTATAAATACGTGGATCTCCAGTAATAAGTTCAGGGCCAGTAGACCCCGCACTTAAACCTTGATCACTCATTCCACGTTCTAGAAAATCTTTTTGAGCTGACTGCTGAATCTCAGTAGCTTCTTTACCTAGATTTATATCTTCAGGAGTAATACCTTCGCTACCCCTTTGTGTAAGTTGTTCTGCCGGAAGTCTCTCTGCTTTAAATGTTTCAAATTGATTACGCAAGTGAACTTGAGCTAACTCATCACCATCTGCGGCTTCAATGAGAAGATCTATATAACTAGCTCTAGTTTCAGGATCAACTGTTTGAAGAAACGCTGCAAATTCAGCATTTACCTCATTACCTTGATCATTAAGATATTTATATAGATTACTATTTTCTCCTAATTGAAGTTCACTTTGGAAAGCTAATCCTTCATCTACGAAATTACCTGGATTATTAGCTGACAGTTCTTGATATTTTGCAACATTTTCATCGGATGTTATCTCGTCCCAAAGATTCCAAGCTTTTTGTGGAGTAACATTAGATGTTGCTTGATCTGCTTGATTAAATTTTTGAGTTGCCTGACTTCTTTTTATTCGAAGTTCATCATCAGCAACAAGTTTTAAATGCTTTGCCCAACTATCTATTGTTCCAAAAGCATTTTGATCTCCTGTTAATGCTCTTCCAACTTGTTCTTGAAGATGAGGTAATGCTTCAGGCTTCTTATTAACCCAATTGGTAAAATTAAAAGCATTCTCTTTGGATACACCACTTACCCATTCAGCTACATGACCATTTTGTGCTTCTTTTAAAAAAGAACCTTGGAATACATCTGGTCTGTTTCCCTGCATCTTTTTATAATTTTGAATAGCAGGATTATTTTTTACATTAGGATCACCAACTAAAGCACGAAGAAGTGGAACTACCTCTCCTGCTGCTGATTTGACTACTTTAGCAGGAACTACCATTACTTATCCACCGTTAAAGAGTTTCTGTTCTTCTTCTTCTTACGTTGAGCTGCAGCATGTGCTTCTGCATCATACTTACGACGCTGAGATCTAGTCATAACACCAAGTTCCTTACCAGTCTTGTAGTGTTTAGTGAAGACGTTTGACTTCTTAGGTTCGGATTTCTTTTTCTTCTTAGATGGTGCTGGTATGTCAGACACCCATTTCCCTAGCTCTTTACCAGTCTCTTTTTCAGAGGATGCGGATTTCTTCTTATTATAAGCTGCTGCTATGTCAGCATCATCTTTTTTAGCTTGTGTAACTAAATCCTTACCAATCTTTTTATCTTTTTCAGAGGGTTTAGAAGTCTTTGAAGTCTTTGAAGTTTGGGACTTTTTCTCGTTAAAATCAGGTTGTTTTAAACCTGGAATTTTATAATACCCGCCAGTATCTGTATCTTTATTTACTGTTATTTTTTCTTTATTAGTTTTTGGAGGCTTATAGTTAGGATTCTTCCTTTTAACTTTTCTACCTCGTCTATTTGATACCCAGATGTATTCTTGACTTTCATTTTTTTTCTTGTCCCTTTGGAACTGCTCATCCCTACGTATACCTTTAGGATTACGTTTTGTTTTTGGTTTAGTTGCCATGATTAAGTGATGTGTAGTTTACGTCTATTGGGTTTCTTTTTCTTGTCCTTACTTCGGTGTTTACCTTCAGGAACAAGTTTACCGTCACGGTGAGAGTAGTCCATACCATCACCAACGGAGCCTTTGTGTCTATGCTTATCAGCAGCTCGTCTGATAGCAATAGCTTTATCTGTCTGCATATACTTTTTCATATATGCATTCTTCTTAGCCTTACCTTCTGGATTTTTATCATACCAGGTTTTAGACGCGGCCATATAACCTCCGATTGACAAGTTCGGGGTCTACTTTAGGCATAATCTTGTTTAACTTATCTAATGGATTACCATCGTAAGCAACACCACTTATGTCATTGATTTTCAGCCAATCACAGGCTGCTTTTAAGTCTTGGGTAGAAGCTTCACCACTCTTGACCCGTTTAAGGAATTCAGTAGTAACTAGGTTGTGCAGCTCATTAAACTGCTGTTCATTAGCTTTATTCATAATAAACTATTAGGAAGGAAGTATAAAACTATCCCTCCTGTACATATAGCAAATACTGTTGATAGTGCTATAACTATTAACCCGTTTGCCATTTATTTTACGCCAGGGAATAGATGTTTTTTAATTACTGCAACTGCCGCATCATCGAGAGTGTTCTCAGTAGAAGATACCAGTCCTTCAAGCAGATCAACAATAAGTTGTTTAACTGCGGTGGACTTGATGAATGCGAATAAGACAGGTTTTAATACGATCATTTGCTTAATGGGTTGAGTTTTTGCCACCATGGTTTAGGTGGTGGTGGAGGAAGACGTTTAGCTAGTGCAGCAGCTACTTCCTTTTTAAAGGCAGATATAGGTATGATATCACTACACATATGATATACACGTGTAGCAGGACGTATCATAAAACCTTTCTGCTGTAATTCTGCACATTTCAGAGCTCGAACTAATTCATAATCAAGCTCCATCTTTGCTTGCTGTCTAGCAGCAATAGATTTACAACGTTCAACTAGTGAACCATCTAGGGGAACCATGAAGTTAATCTGTGCTCCCCAGTTTTCAGCTACAGTATAGCTTTGTTGGCTCATTTTATCATCATAAGGAGTGGTATGATTACCCATATAAAATGGGCTAAACGTCATTGTAGCGCCATTACAGCTTATGTTTGGTCCGAGTACTTGACGACTTGGAGCTCCATTATTCTGGAATTGGACGGCTTGATTTGTAACGTTTCCTGTAGCCGCTGCCACAGGGTTTGAAGTATTGTTGGTTTCTCCCTCTTCAGCATATGCTGGGACTCCTATTGCGAGAATACTGATAATGATACCGTAGTAGCAGAGGTTTCGATAGTTCTTTCTATCTCTGTTACTTCGAGTACTTGACTGGCGGCTCTTGTCACGATTTCTAGTGAAAAGTCCGAACCAGCTGTTGTCATATTGAATACCGAATCTGAATCCGCTATTCCGCCTGACGAAGTGGAGGTATGGGTTATATTGTCCCCAGACCATTTGTTTAATGCGGAGCCATACGTGGTGGTCGTTATTTCCTCCGTAATTTCTTGAGTTGTAGTAGTTGTTGAGTTCATCGACCCCTGGGTGAATTGGGGAGTAACTAACTCTGCTCTTGCTACCGAGGGGGATAACAGTGCTAAGAGTAAAAGCCATTTCTTCATTCTTCTTTTTTCTTAGCCATAGGACAATTTATTGGTTTACTTTTACCATCTTTATTACCAGTGGTCAAGCCAAAAGTGGCAAGGGCACCAGTAAACACACTAGCCACGAACGTGATATCTGAGTTACCTGATTTCTTAATCATAGGTAATTCTACGTAGTTCATGGTGATGATAAAGCCAGACCAAACAACAACGCCAAGTCTGACGAATGTACCAAGGATCTGGATTTGGTGTTCTTGGTCCTCAGCAGCATCTTTCAGCTTTCCGAGGAGTCCTTTTTTTTCTTCCGTTTTTCCTTCCATTTGTTGACTTTGCCTTGTAGGAATTTCTGGACCTTCTTCTTAATACCTTTAGATACAGGTTCAGCGAATGTAGTTACAACTACGGCAGATACTGCTGCATAAGAAGCTACGGCTACAACCTCTACAGTAGGCAGAGGCATTTGAATATCTATTACAGGTATTTTTAACTTTGGTGGTTCAGGTTGCTCTGTCTTCTCTTCTTTCTCCTCAGAGGCCTCCTCAGTCTCCTCAGGGCGCTCTAAATCACTCGGGGGTACCACGATAGGCCTAAAGGCAGGAACGTCTGCTGTAGGCTGTTTTAGGTACATCTGAGGGATGTATAGAGGTTTGGGTAGGTTAGGACGTGGGAGATTGATAGACATTTAGAAGTATTCTTCTACAACACATACTCCACATTTTCCATTACCGCCATATAAAGCAGCACCTCCGCCAGAACCGTTAGAACTACCGCCGCCACCGCCGAAACAATCTGCTCCATGGCCTGCTTGGTTATGGGAACCACCAGGTCCGCCGCCACCCCAGAAGGAATCGCCACCTTTTCCTCCATAAGTTGTCGTTGAATCTCCAGTAGCACCAATACCTGCACTACCAGCACCTCCTCTTAGTATTAAGTCTCCACCAGTCGATTGGTGGTTAGAACCTCCTGAAGAATCTTCTTCTCCTTTCCTTCCATAATCGCCTTTACAGTGGCTTCCAAATGTAGTGGCTTCACCATCACTTCCATCACCTGTACCACCTTGCGCACCATCACCGCCGTCACCAACAGTTACGGTTTCAGTGGCACCTAATGAAGCAGCTTCAATAACTTTAATGGAAGTAGATCCTGCGCCACCACCCCAACCTCCAGAGGAATGGACTGAACCACCACCACCTCCACCTGTAACATAGACTTTTATTCGTTTTAGTCCTGTTGGTTTGGTCCAAGTATGAGTGGCTGCTGAGTCATAAATTTGCCAACTTCTAAACTCACCATTAGTACTTGCTGAGATAGTTTCAAAGGCTGGAGGAGAGCCAGCTCCTGTAGAGGTTAATACTTGTCCATCTGTGCCTGGTCCAACTGCTACGGGATCTCCATTAGCATCATATGTAATGATCTGTCCATCTGTACCTCCTGCCATATGTGCTAGGGTTACAGAGTTATCGGCTATGTTATCTCCGTCAACGCAATCATCTGCTAAGTGTTCATGATCTATACTTGCGGCTGCATAGTGTTCAGAGTTTATAACATCATTTTGGATGTTATCCCCATCTATACAATCATTAGCTAAATGTGCGTGATCAATAGACCCATCAGTATAATGTTCAGAGTCGATAGCGTCATCAGCTATGTGCCTATTAATAATCTGATCATTTCTTATATGATTAGTTAGAATAGCTCTGTTACCATCAATACTGTCATCGCTAAGTATATCAGCAGAGTCTACACCTCCGGTTGTAATTTTAGTTGTATCAACAGAGTTTGATGCTAAACCGCCAAGTTTTACTTGTGTTAATGCCATACTTTAATTATTTGTTAGGGTTAAACGTAGTAAGTACCTTGCATTCTCCAACTGGAATTATCCGTTAGATCATTTCCTGTGACATTAACAGTATTATTATCTGAATTAAGGTACTTCATTTCAATCTGATTACTATTAAATCTCATAGCTAATCTACCGTCAGTTGTTAAACTATTCATACCACCTTGAAACCATACGATACCACCTCCATCATTAGATGTCCCAGCTAACATATCAGAACAAGCAAAAGGTAAGTTTTCAAAGGTAAGAGCACCAGTGTTAGAACCTTTATCTGTAAGGATGACCATACAAGCAAAATGGATCAATCTTCCAATTCTTGTATATTTACCGTTTGGTGTTGATTCAGTTGTTATACCAGTTGTACTGCCACCTATTTTGACAACAGGCGTGAAAGTGCCCTCTTCATAGTGGTCCAAAAGTTCTGAAGTCGTTGTAGCACCAGTTTCTGAAGTTGCTGTTTGAGCGCTGAAGTCAATCCCGTGACCTCCTGTTCCTATAACTAGGTTTCCATCAGATATAGTTAAGTTACTAGTACCACCCACTGTTACAGCTGCAGTAGTTAGGGTTTGGTTAACTGTGGTATTACCACTGGAATCAAATGTTAGAGCATCATCTCCAGTGGTATCTTGTATTTTATTTACTTTTAGTATGCTCATGGTTTTTACGGTTTGTTAGCAATAAGGTGTGCCTTGTAAGCATCTTTTACTGATTGAGTCCATACTGTACTAGCAATACCTTTTACTTCAGTAGATTCAGAACTTGTATCTGTATCTATCCAATTATCAGAAGCATCAATTCTTCCTGGGAATAGTGTCTTACGATGGAATGAACGACTAAGTTCTGTACCATCTTCTTTAATTACTGTTGCTGTTCTAATTTGAAGTGCTTTGAATTGACCGACTACTTCGATCTTATCTTCTTCTATTGTTTTAGTTAAAGCCATTAAGATTAATCTCCGATTAAAATAGGTTTATGGGTTAGCTGGTTGTAGTGTACGAACCACATAGCGAAAGAGTGCCACCAACACTACCATCGTAAGGAGCATTATAATTACTCCCTCCACCAGAATTATTCATTTCTTTTATAATAATTTTGTCTTGACTATTATGAATTTCACCTTCAGATAAATATCTATTAGTTGTGCATGCGTAACCATCTACAGCAATATGTGTATACCAAAAAGTGCTTCCACCAGGAGCATAAGGTAATCCTTCCATAAAACAGAAACCACTTCCACCACTTCCACCACTCCAAGTCATCTTGGCAGTGAAATGAACTATTGATCCTACTTTTCTATATTTACCAGTTTGAGTACCCATGCTATGACCACCATCATCATTTGAGGTTTTATAAGCAGGGGTGAAATCGCCTTCTTCATAGTCGTCCAAAAGCTCTGAAGAATCTGTACCGCTACCATCGCCAGTTGCACTAAAGTCAATGCCATGTCCAGATGCAACAACTAAGTTACCATCAGTAATAGTTACATTACCACTTCCTGTAGTTACTCCAGTAAGTCCACCTGCAGCCCAATCTAAAGTTCCTGACCCATTTGTCTGTAAATATTCTCCATTACTTCCATTATCTGCTGGAAGCACTAAAGTATTGCTCCCTGCGCTTGCTGGTGCATCGATTGCTACATAACCAGAGGAGCTTCCGTTTAATTTTAATGCCATTTAAGTATCCCCTATACGTTTAAATTGCACACCTGTTCTCCACTCAGTTGCATGACCCTCACAATGTGCTCCGTCTTCATTACCTATTGAAAATCTAACTTTAACGGTTGAAGTATTCGTCACATCAACTGTAGTTTGTACAGAAGGGTTGTCATACACATCTCCACTGGTATCATAAATACCACCAGCACTTGATGCAATATGAGTGAAACTAGATCCTGAATCTGTTGATTTTCCAATTTGGAGATTACAGTATCTGTTCTCAGCACCATCAAGAATTTGCACCTGAAAATATAATTCCCATATTCCTGTTGCTGGGAAGGTGAATACTTCAGAACTTTTTGTCATAGCAGACCCAAGAGAAGGGAAGTTAGTGTTACGACTAAAGTCCGAATCAAAGTATCCTAGGCCAGCAATGTCTTTATCAGCTGTTAAAGTCCAAGTATCAATATAATCAGGAAATGATGTTATTGTTGATTTAGCTGGTGTGACAGCACTTGCTGCGAGCATATCTGTGTCTACTATTCCGTCGGGTAGACCTCCGACTGAGATTCCAGTAATAGTACCGTTCCCGTTAATTGTTATTGTCATAATTTAAACGATTGTCCAGTAATCACCAGAGTCAATAGTTACAGTGATTCCGTTATTTATTGTTATTGGTCCTGCAGATAGAGCATTACATGCTGCACCAAATTCAGTACCAATAGTGTAGTTAGTAGTAACTGTCTGACCATTCTCCATAAAGATTTTATCAGAACCACCACCAACAGCTCCACCTCCAGAAGCATCAGCCCATAATAAACCACCAGTCCCACCAGATTGTTTTGTTAAAACTTGTCCATTAGAACCAGCGTTATCTATATAAAGATTATCTTCATCAACGGATTGAGAAGACATGTGTTCTAAATCGACTGCACCAGCTGCAATATGCTCAGAGTTAATAACATCATCTTGTATGTTATCTCCGTCAATACAGTCGTTAGCTAAGTGAGCGTGATCTATAGAAGCATCTGTATAATGTTCAGAATCAATAGCGTCATCTGCTATTTTAGCTCCAGTGACAGCATCAGCTCCAAGCTTAACTGTGGTTACTGCACCGTCAGCTACCTTGGCTGTTGTCACAGCACCACTTGCTATCTTAGCTGCACTTACTGTACCGTCTCCTGGTGTAGGAATACTAACAGCAGAACCACTTTGAACTATAAATACTGAATCACCACTAGCTAAGTTTGCACCAAATATAATGGTATTAGCATCAACAAGTGCAAAACCTTCAGCAGGGGCACTAGTACCAGTATTAGCTTTCTGTACTACACCGTTAATACTAACAAGTAATTGAGCCGCACTAGATACACTAGCTGCAGCACCTGAGTTACTAGATTCTCTAAGGTCATATGTAGCAATACTACCATCTAAAGTAGGCGCACCTGTTCCACCTGCAGGGCAGAGGAATAGATACTTAAAGTCTCCAGTTGATGTAACTTCCTTCCATGCTGAAGTTGAAGAATCATAAACCTTCATCTTATCAGCATTAGTATCATATACTAAATCACCTTCATCATTATCAGATCCAGGTTCTCCAGCATGTACTCGATACCTATTACCGAAGTCATTTATATCTGTACTTAAATTAGCTAAGTCAGCTTCTTTTAGCAGTGCTTTATGATAATTATATATCTGCCCTGAGCCCGTAGAACTGACTTGCATACCAACACCGGCTGCAATAGTTGTACTATGGAACTGAGAGTTGATATTATTAATAGTTACTGTAGCATCAGTTGTAATAGTATCACCAGTAGTACTAGTACCAGAACCATTAACAACGAGACCACCAGCATCAGCTATAGATATAACCACACCTGCTGCAGGTTGTGTCTCAGGGAATGATGCATCATCTGCTATAACTTCAAGACCGCCAACAGGTGATAGTTGTGCTGCTACATAATCTACAACAGCTCCTGATGTAGGAATATGAGAATCACTGTCTGATATAGTTGTTTGTTCACAACCTATTTTAGCAATGGTTACTGAGTCAGCAGCTAGTTTAGCTGTAGTTACGTTAGCATCTGTAATCTTAGCTGTAGTAACAGCGTTAGAAGCTAAATTAGAAGCCTCGACTGTAGTACCAGCTATTTTAGCACCTGTAACTTGAGAATTAGCTATATGAGCTGTATCAATAGAACCGTCCACATAGTGTTCGGAATCGATAGAGTCATCTGCTATCTTAGCGCCTGTTACAGCGTCTGAAGCTATCTTAGCAGTAGCTATAGCATCATCAGGTATCTTAGCAGTTGTAACTTGGTTATCACCAATATGAGCAGTGTCTATAGATCCGTCTGTATAATGCTCAGAGTCTATAGCATCATCAGCGATTTTAGCCCCAGTGATGGCATCAGCAGCTATCTTAGCTGTAGTTACGTTTAAGTCTGCTATATGAGCTGTATCAATAGATCCATCAACATAATGTTCAGAGTTGATTTGATCGTCAGCTATCTTAGCTGCAGTAATAGCATCGGCTGCTAACTTAGCAGTAGTGACATTACCATCTGTAATTTTAACTGTAGTAACAGCATCATCAGCTAGTTTTGCAGAAGTAACTTGAGCTGCACCAATATGTGCTGTATCGATACTTCCATCTACATAGTGCTCAGAATCTATAGCATCGTCTGCTATCTTTGCACCTGTTATAGCGTCAGCAGCAATTTTAGCTGTTGTTACTTGTGATGCTCCAATATGTGCTGTATCAATACTTCCATCAACAAGTTCAGAAGAATCAACAGAATCTGCAGCTAACATTGTAGCTGTAACTGTACCTGTATCTCCTGTAGTTACTACTGTACCTGTTACGTTCGGTAATGTAATTGTGCGATCAGCTGTAGGATCAGTAACAGTAAGAGTAGTTTCATATCCGTCAGCAGTAGCTCCTTCAAATTTAATAACCTGGTCTTCACCCATCTCGACAGTACCAGTGAAGGTTCCACCGGTTTTAAACATAACCTGCTCTTCATACTCCATAGCTCTTCTAAGGAGTTGTTTCTGGTTATTGTTTAAGTCTTCTGATGTGATTGATGCACCAGGTGAGTAAGTAGCTCTTGGTGTAGGAGAGCCTAAATCAGTAACAGGTTTTATTACAACTGTACCACTAGATAAATCCGCACCGCCAACGTGTACCGTTTTATTGGTATAATCTACAGTATATTCACGTGGAGAGGCAGATTCATTTATTGTAGACGCTGTATATGTTAGCGCTACATTGTCTAATTCAACTACAACCTCGGTTGCTTTGAATGTATCAAAACTCCCTGAGTAGCTAAATGTATTCGCAACTCCGGTATTTTGGGAGTAGGTTTTTGTTACTTTTGTATGTGCCATTTAGTTACTTACGTTTAATTTCTCTTTGTGGGAAACTAAGATCTAGAATTTCACTTCTAGTATCTCTTGTTTTGGAGTCTCGACCATCTTTCAAAGTTTTAACTTTTTCAAGTTCAGCATATCCAGGGTGATTAGGATCGTTAATTCTAGCCCAAGCCTTAGCTCTAGCTTGACTGAATATATTATCAATCAATGTGTTATGAGGATAATTATTAGGATTTACATCCCATTTAGATGGATTATTTACATTAGCCTGCATTTCAGCCATTGAATTTTTAACAACTGGTAAAGTTGATGTATAATCTAAAGCTTTTTCCACATTATCGAATTTACGATGACCTACCATTATTGGTACTTTTCCTATTTCATTTTGGAAATGAGCTCTTACATGATTATTTTCTACAAATGAATATCCATTATAAGAATAAGTAGTAGATTTTAAATCATAATTACTGTTTAGTAAAAGTGTTCTACCAGGAGAACTGTTTCTATAATCAACTTGAATTGGAGATATAGCATTAAATGCACGACCTATAAAGTTCCAATTATTAATAGGCTTACCATTTAATAAATCACTTTTTTCTGGTAAAGGTTTAGCCGCTAAAAGTTCTGTAGCTTGGTTTCTATTTCGTATAGAGTCCCAAGCACTAGAATTCAACTCCTTCATATGAGGGTTTACAAATTTACCAAATTCATTCCTAAGGCCCGCTAAAGGTACACTATTATTTAATACATTAGCAGCAGCTTTATTCCAAGCCCAAGGTTTCATTTGAACCATTTGCATCATTTGATCTAAACCTGCCATATAAGTTTTACCAGTTAAACCCCTACCAAGGACAAATGCTACAGCTTGTAATCTTTTCTCAGCCCATTCAGAACCCATGAGTTCCAAATTATCACCGATATCAGCAATAGCAGAGAATATAACATTAAATGGTTCTACAGAAGCGTAGTTAAATCCTACGTCACCAAAGTATATATGATTAGGTTTCCAACCAGCATTGATCCATTGCTGTTTAAGTTGTCTATCAGCAGGACCATTACCTGTTAATTGACCAGACATGTATTTAGTAGCAACAGTTCCGACTACAGCTGCACCTACAGCTTGTCTACCAGTTAAAAGGTTTCTGGCATTATCTAAATCATTAGCATTTTCTATACCATATTTCATCAATGATGTAAAATCTCCACCTCTATGAGTTAATATATCAATAGCTTCTTTATGTAGAAGGCCTAATAATGGAGTATTTTTAAATGAAAGGTTTAATCCATTAATACCAGTTCTAGCAAATAAGTAGAAAGGTTTAGTTAATGGGAAAGCATTCATTAATTCATCTAGTTTTTGTGAGAATCCTTTAAGTTCAGATGTTAAAGTAATCTCTTCAAACTGTTTTCTCAACCAAGCATCTTTAGATAGATTTATATTTCCATCACCGTCTAACATTGTGCGATAGAATGAATCTTCTACAGCACCCATCTCTTCCTTAGTTAACTTTCTTAATTCATCAACTCCAAATCTATCTGTAACTTCTCTTACAGCTTTCTCTTTTGCTCTAACTCTAGCTAATAACCATTTAAAAGTATCGTCAGTAGCAGCCATTACTCTAGGAGACCAACCAAGGATTTTGTTATTATTCAAATTCCTAGCTTGTTCAGTTATATAAAGTGCTGCTTTGTCGCCATCCGTGCCGTTACGTTCAGTCCATTCTTTAAATAAATCCCAATTCAAATCATTTCGAGTCGGGGCTTCAGAGTATCTAGTACGAATATTCGCAAAATCACCTGCAAATTTAGTTTTTAATTGAGTTCTAAATACATTGAAAGCTTCTGGTACAAGTTCAATCATACCTCTTGCTTTAGCTAAAGCTGCTTTTCTACCAACAATATCATTTGAGAATGGTGATCTAACTAAAGCACCAGCTGCTTCATTGAAAGCATTGTAATAGGCATTAGTAGTAGTACCAAGGATTGCTCTAAGAGGAGTCTTAGGACCACTAAGTATACTATTAACCATGACAGTTTGCAATTCACTCATCATTGCACCTGTCTTCACTTTGCCATCAAATTCACCACCTGTGATCTTCTGACGCATCCAAGCGTCAAAATCTTTCCAGTTATGAATTTTATTAGATACTTTAAATACTTCTAATACACCTTCAGCTAGTTCACGTGAGTCACTATTTTCAAGCATCTTCATCATCATCCTTACACCATCTTGTGTTTCAGTAAGGAGCTGATCTGCTCGGACTGTAATATCTTGGTTTATACCAGTAAGCATATCATCAGTTAGCTTACCATCAGTTTCTTCTAAAGCCTCTCGCATAAGAGACCATGTATAACGAGTACGTTTAACCTCAGATAAACCTAATACAAGATTATCTGCAATTCTTTTCATAGAACCGCCAACAGCGAATATATCTGTTTTATCTGTTATTTCTCCAGCAGCATTTGCCATATCTCTTAATCTTAATAATAAAGAATGATTAATAGCATCTGCTACATGAAGATTCTCAATACTCCATGTTTGGATATTATCTAAGTCACCAAATTTACCAGTACTCATAGGGGTATCTTCTATTAGATCACCCCAATATTCTTTAGGATCTAATCTAGCAGCATCTCTACTATCAATTTCTTGAATTCGTGCATAAACACTATCATTAAGATTAGATAGAGTACGTTTAGCTTTAGGTAACGCCTCAATTTGTCGTTTATATGCTGGATCTTCAACTAAAGCTTTAACTAAACTTCTTCTTACATTATTAGGTATACCTTGATCTGCAAACTTCCTTACTTCTAATGGTCTAAGTATTGGTCCTGTTGAACCTCCATCGGTTACTACTTGACCAGACATTTCATCTAAGTCATTTACAACTTCAAGTATAGAATTTCTTATAGGATTAGCACCTTGTCCAGGCATAGTAGCACCATTCTTTTCAGGGCCATAACCTGTTAAAAGTTGAGCATCAGTAGCGTCTTTTGGTGTATAAGGATTAGCTGGTCCTTCATCAAACATATTAAGTTGAACATCAGCTACTTCTTCTTTATCTAATAATCTTTGGTTATTCCTCTTCCACTCTAATTCTGGAGTTAATGGATTATCAGCCGAATGAGGCCTAGTACTAGTTGAAGCTTGTAGTTTATTAACACCTTTTAAACGGAATACTGTCGGTAAACCATGGATCAGCCCTTTAAATACACTAGCAAGTCCTATACCAAAAGAACCATCAAGTGCCACTTCATCTAAAGTATAAGCCACTTGTTTGAAGGCTGGGGTTTCCATAGCCCAAGCTAACTGTCTCCCAAACATTGCGGTTTCAGGATACCAGGAAACAAGTTTTTCTACGAATAAAGGTTCAACAACACCTTGTGACATAGCATCTTCAGTTATATCTCTAAACATTCCTGTAGGTATAACTTCTAGAGCCGCTGCACTATAACCTGTCCTTAAGACATTCCCTCCTTGTGCTAACCAAGATTTAGGCAATTGTCGTCCAACACTTAATCCTTTTGCTACATAACCACCTCTACTTAAAGTTGGTGCTATAAACCTAGAGCCCCTAAGCATTGCTAATCTTGCACTATGAGGTAAGAATTTAGTACCTATTGCAGCAGCTTTCATACCACCTGCTAATTTAGCAGCAGCGCCTTGTGTAATTACTGTAGGTAAAGCCCAATAACCTAACTCATAAGCTACAGTTCCTTGCCAACCACGTTGGATAGGATCAGCATATATAGAGCTAGCTGACATCGGATCATTAGTTCTAAAAAGCCAATCATCAGCTTTAGCATCATGGGTAAAGAAATTCTTCCCTTGTAACGCAGCACCAACCTTCTCAGGTGTAGAAACAAGTTGTTTCATAAACTCAAACCCACCTGCAACAGTATTTTGCTTTAATTCTTCACCTAAATCCCATTGTCCTGATAGGGCATGTTTACGCCTAGTGTGTGTAAACCTAGCCATATTTTGTTCATTAGTACCTATTCTCAAGAAATCCCATGGTTGACCTGGAAGAGCACCTAAAATACCTTCTGATTGAGTCTGCATATTATAACCCAACAAACGGTAATGAAGGTTTTTATTTTCTAATCCTTCCAACCATTTTTCTGTCATGGCTTCATCTTGTTCAGCAGTTAGGTTAACATTAAACCAATCCGCAAAGGTGTATTCACCATCATCATTTCTATCGTATCTAGCTAAAAGTGCTGGATTATCTCTTATAGTTGTAAATGTTTTTAATGTTGATTCTAAGTTAGCATCACCACCTGCTTTCTCATGAGCATCCCAAACCTCACCTTCTAGAGGTAGATATGCTAAATCCGTTTTAAATTTTCTTCTCTGAGATTCTGTAAATCGTTGGGGCTGTGGTTGTTGGGTTGGGAATTCTGCCTTACCTTCTTCAAATGGTGAACGACCTTCTTCAAATGGAGAAGTCGTTTCTTCATCAACACCAAAGTCTTCTGGATTAAGTCCAGTTGCTGGTTCCTGTCCAACAGGAAATTCAGCTGTTCCTTCTGGATTGAATTGTTCTTCTAATTGTTGTTGCTCAGCTTGTTCAGCAGGAGTTTGAAAATTATCTTTAGGAAAGTCTTCTGCTATAGCTTGTACATGTTCTTCTATACCTTCTATATTAAAAGTAGTATCCCCTGGTGAGAAATTTTCTGGGTGAAAAGTCAGTTCATCATATGCCATTATTCATTCATGTAAGGAGGTAAGTTAACAGGATTATCCCATATAGTCCCAAAAGTTGGTGTTATCATATCTTCATTAGTTATATTAACATAAGCTAAAGTCTCAGGACTCGGCCATTCTGCAGCTCTAGCTACATTATCAATAACTTCTTTGGAACCATTTGGATCAGGTATCGGCTTGTCGTCAGTAGTTCTCCCACGAAGATATGGTAGTATTGTATTATCTGTAAGTCCAGGATGACCAATAGCTTTTAGCTGACGATCAATCAAACCTACTGCCCCACCTTCTCGTGGATGACGACCCTTAGCAACTCCTTCATAGTATTCGTATGCATTAGGATCCATTTTCAAACCTCTATCCACTCCGTAAAGTTCTATATTCTTTTTAATGATATCGAGTTGTTGAGCACCATACTCACCACCGAAAGTTCCTTCAAAAATTATACTTGGATTTTCGTAAAGTTCTCTTTTAGTTGTAATTACATGTCCAACTCTACGCCTTGCTTCTGGTATAGAATTTTCTCTATCTTGACCAATTATTGTATACTTACTAGATTCACCATTTTGCATGATTTCTGTAAGTACACCAACTTCATTTAAAGACTTACCAGATTCAAGATCTACTGCCTCACCTTGGGCACCTCTTAAAGCTAAGAATGATGCATCTTTAGCTGTATAACCTAAACCAATATATCTCAAAAGTTTTGATTTATAATCTGCTTCAGCATTTTTTAATGCTTCCATATAAGCTACACTCTTCTCTTTGTTTTTAACACCCATACCAGTAAAGGTTCTGTTAAGAGCAGCTTTAATTAATTCAGGTGCTTTATAATCTTTAACTAACTCTTTCTCATATTGATTTGCTTGTTTTCTATATTTTTTAGCTGCAATAGGATGAAATGAATCTAACTCTGCATTGGTCAATGGACCCATAGCCGACAAAGCTTCGAGCTTTTGTTCATCCTGTCTTTGGTTTCTCATACTAGCAGTTTCATATTTCATTAGTGATTCTGGTATGCCCCTACCTGCTAATTGAAATCGAGCTTTATGTTTGTTAACTTCTTCAGTAGTTAAAGTTCTTGGTTCAGTCTCACCTTCAGGTAAACATGTACCATCTGCCATACATTGGGCGTGATTCATGAAATCAGACTCAAATTGAATGCCTTTTGTTTTTGCATGTTTCAATGCGGCCTGCTGTTTTTTATACATTCCATCTTTAATTCCATTTTTAAGAGCGCCAAACCTACCAGGCCATTGTTTACGAAATGTTGTTCCTACTGGTACTCCTAATTTTTTAGCTAAAAGTGGAGGTAATGGCATGTTACCATAATGATCTGCAAGTTCAGGTGAATCACTATTGATACCTTCTGCTTGAAGAATAGCAAAGGCTTTATCTAATCCACCTGCATTACTTAACCATTTACCATTTTCATCTATAGTATTACCATTAATAAGGATTAAGCGATGAAAATCTTCCGCTGTTTTATCTGAGTTCTGCCATTCTAATAAAGCTTTAGCCCTTGTTTGCTGTGAAGCCTCTATGTTATATCTACCTCTAATCTTACCTAATACACTATCTTTAGCTTTTTGTACGGTATCCTCAACCTTAGACAATCTTAACATATCAGGTGAGAAGTTATTAACACCTGCTGCTTCTCTTATATCTTCAGATAAAATCTCTACAGCTGCTTCTTTATGAGGTAATGAGTTTATATTATTCTCACGCATCTGTTGAGGAGTAAGCTTCATACCTCCAAGATTAATAACCTTAGTACTATTAGATAAAGCATGTTCTAATTTATCGGGAAATGATTCATTAAAAACTCGTAGCTTTTCTTTAGCATATCCTACCTGTTGCCATGGTGATAAGTTAGCAATACGGTCAGCTTCAGGATAGACACTTTCACCACTAAGTTTAAGTCTTTCATTTTTAAGATATTGAAAATGAGTATCCTGTTCTTTAGTTAATTTTTCTTGTTTTTCTAATTCTGATATTTCAGATGATACCTCAGCTAAACGTACAGCTTCCTCACGTTTGTGCTTTCTAGCTATCATCAAGCCTTCTCGTTGTTTCTCAGCAATATCTTTTACTTTCCAATCATGTAAAGTCTCAGAAAATCCAGATAAAGCTGTTGCCCATGTTTTAGCTTCGTCTATAGCTGCTTGTGAATCTTGCCGGGCTACCTCAAGGTTCTGCCTTTGTAAAAAGTCGGTATTCCGGTCACCTGCAGCTTGTAACCGTTGTATGTTCCTATCATAACTTGTGCTCATCACCAAATACCCCAATCTGTACCTACAAGGTCTTGACCAGTTGTACCTAAGCCGAGATCAGGCGCATCCGTAAAGGACGCCCCTAGATCCTTACCTGCTCCTATATCAGGAGCTTTAAACATACCAGCTTGTGCAGCTGTGCCTACACCAGTCATAGCTAATCCAAGTATTAAACCAGCTTTACTAGGTCCAGCTTCTAATTCAGGAGCCATTGGTGTAGGACCATGAATTGGAGCAAACCGTATTTCCTCGTATAATGATCGTGATTTTTGCTCAGCCCCTATTCTATCAGATTCTTTACCAAGAGCTGTTCTATCTTCAGCAAGCATTAGTTTATTTAGAACTTCAGATTTATATTGTCCTAATTTCTTAGCACCTTTACCTGCTAATCTAGCAGCTGTTGCTCCTGTCTGTGTACCTGCATATTCATTTTCATACATCTGCACCATAGCTTGTTCTATTTTATTATCTGCATCAAAAAATAGTTCATCTAACTGTTGATCACGTTCAACCCATTGTTGCATCATAGACTGATAAACTTGATCCTGTTCAATGTCTTGTTGCTGAACGTCATTCTTCCACTGAGCATTGTTGTACAATACATCACGTTTGTACTTCTCATTTTCTAATGTAAAGTTGTTTAACTTAGCTCTGTTACGACTCTTGACACCAGCCTCTTGTGCTTGATGCCCCATTATTTGAGACGTTGCGCTCATTGCGCCCATTGCTAGTGATACTGGTTCGCACACGGCAAAATTCTATAAAGGTTAATTTGTTGGGACCATGTTCAAGTTCCCT